AACTGTAATAGATAACCGTCACTCTATTTTTCGTCAAACAACAATCAGCGAAAAACATCTGAAGGCTGGTAGTATAAAAGGAAAGATTGAAGTAAGGATAGACGACCGCACGGTGATCTACGTAAAGCCAGGAAAGGACATCGAGGCGATCAAAGAGAAATATCAGAAGGCTACAGGTATCTTTCACTATCTCGACCAATCTGGGAATGTAAACACAAAAGACAATAAGCCCTTTCATAAACCAAGAAAAAACCTTTTAAAACCATAAAAACATATTTATTTTCGATAGATATATAAACCATTGATATTAAAATAATTAGTCACAAAGTTACACCGCGTGGATACAACAGTTTTAACCGACCAATCTTCCTTTTCAAAGTTTCATCAAAAACTAAGATTTATTGATGTGATCGAAAACGGAATCCCGGTTCCAAAATACATTCTCTGGGCCAGGTTCAAAAACACTCCTTTAAGTTTAAGGATGATTGAAAACCAGCGCCATCCTTCATTCAAGTTTGTTAAACGATTATTTAGAGAAAAAATATGAAAAAGAAAACAAACGCCGACTTGATTAAGCAGCCAAAAACGGAACTGGTTGACATTTCACAGATTAAAAAGAACCCGGATAATCCACGTACGATTAAGGATGAGAAATTTAAGTTGCTCGTAAAATCATTACAGCAATTCCCGGAAATGATGGAGTTACGCCCGGTGGTCGTAAACAAAGACATGATGATCCTGGGTGGTAATATGCGATACGAGGCCGCAATATCGGCCGGGTGGAAGCAGATACCCGTAACGATTGCCGAACTAACCCCTGATCAAGAAAAAGAATTTATCATCAAAGACAATGTTTCCGGGGGCGAGTGGGATTATGATAAACTGAACGAGGATTGGGACGTTGAGACACTTGAAGATTGGGGGGTAGATATACCGAAGGGATTAAATGACGCGGGTGAAGAAAAAAAACAGGAGTATAAACAAAGGTTTGAGGTCGTGGTAGAGTGTTCAGGAGAACAGGATCAAAACAACAAAAGAAGAAAGGTATTTTGAAATAACCGGCAAGGTTGAGCGCGTATATAACTTGCACCTCGGTATGGTTATAAGCGACTAAAACGATTTACATGAAAGAAAAAGTTAAAAAGTTGACATATAAAGAAAAAGCCTTTTGTGTTCATTTTATAAAAAATGGATACAATGCGCTACAAGCTGCTGTATCATCCGGATATAGCGTTAAAAGCGCAAAAGAGATTGGTTATGAAAACTTGACCAAACTTCACATAAAAGCCGAGATCGAGCGACTAAAGGGAAATCTCGAAGAGGTTTTACAAATTTCAAAAGGCAAAGTTCTTGAGGAGCATAAGAAAATTGCATTCTCCTCAATGGAGCAACTTCATGACACATGGATAAGTCGTAAAAAGTTTGATTTATTAACCCCGGAGCAGAAAGCCTGTATTCAAAGTATTGAAACAAACGAAAAGCAGCGCATGGTAAAGATCAAACTTTACGATAAACAGAAATCACTTGATTCGATTTCAAAGCTGATGGGGTATGATGCTGCAACGAAGCAAGAAAATACCTTAACAGTTGCTCCGGCGGTTGTTCAATGGCTCGAATCCAACACCCCCAATGCTGTTATCTCAAAGAGCGAACAGGAGATTAAGGAAAGGGAGGGAATTTAATGTTACCAAGAACACCCCTTGTTGCCGCCTGTGACAATAGTGTGGCTAAGACTATAATAAATCAGGGTGGCACCCGTTCAACAAAAACATGGAGTGCATTAATTCTTTTCATCAAACGATCAATATCTAATCATGACGGCCAAAGGCTTGTTATAGGCCGCGATGTTCCTTTCTTGAAAATGGGGCCAATCGCGGACATCAAGCGGATATTAGCAATCTATCCTGGTGTTAAACGTTATATGCCAAAATCTTATTATAATCAGGAGGACAAGCAATTTAATTTTTCAAACGGATCTTTTATTAAATGTTCTTCGTTTGAGAACGAAGATGATATTAAGATTTCAGACATTGACGATGCTTTAATGAACGAGGCAAACACGGTCAAATTTGGTTATCAGATTTACCGGCAGTTGTTAATGAGAACAAGGGGTAATGTATTTTTAGATTACAACCCAGCCGCCCCCTTTTGGGCGCATGACAAGTTAATTGGGAAACCGGACGTAGATACATTTTACAGCGATCATAGGTTAAATTCATACCTTCCGCAATACCGGCATGACGAGATAGAAAAACAAAAATTGGTGGATTATGAATGGTGGAAGGTTTATGGGCGTGGACTGACTGGAAACGTGACTGGAATAGTTTACCCACGTCGCAAGGCAATTGAAAAATGGCCGGATGATATTGATGAAATAATTTGGGGGATTGACTACGGCTATTCTGTCGGTGCAACAGCCATACTAAAGACGGGTATTGATCGAAAGAATAAAACTTTGTACGAAAAAGGATGTTGTTATCAACCCGGACTTGACGAACATCAGATATTTCAAGTCTTAAAGGAAAATGGATACGTAGAGGGTGATCCGTTTTATTCAGAACACGACCCCGACATGATCAACCGACTTCGGGGACTTGGAATGGTTGTTTGCCGTGCCGACAAAGGGGAATTGTCTGAATATAACGCAATATGTAAACTACGCAATTGGGATGTTTGTTACTTGTTTGATGAGAACTTGAATAAAGAATATCAAAGGTGCCAGTTTGAGGTTGTTTATGGGTCGTCTACCCTGGACGGATCGGCAACCGAAATTATTACAAACCGAGTGAAAGACACCAAAAACTTTCACTACATGGCAGCAAAACGGTATAGTCAATATACTCACTTGTTTCACGAGTAGTTAACACTCAAGTGATTACACAAATATTTATTAAAACTTGGTTTATTCTGTAAATATCTATATATTTTTATAGGCCAAAATATGGAATAAACCTGCCTCCATGAAGATTCGGAGCCCTTTTTATAAAGAAACACCCGAAAATGTCATTTCAAAAATAGCCGATCTTAAGCTTCGTCTTAAATCAATGCAGCTCCCTTACACTTACAACCTCACAGATGATAGTTTTTTTCAAAAATTAGGGCTACAATTAGGCTGGGCCTCTATCGCTAAGATTTACGAAACACAAACGATTAACGGGCAGTTGCTCGCTTACAATTTTTGCCCTATCGTTACTTCTGTAATTTCAAAACGCAACGATGCCTTTAGAAATGGAAGATGGAGTATTGAGGATGCAAAAGGGGTTGAAAAAAAGAACAGCGGATTTGCAAGGTTGTTTGAAAGACCAAACCCAATGCAGTCCTGGAGGGCATTTATTTCCCAAGCCTACACGTTTCACGATATTTTCGGACGCTGTTATATTCTTCCGGTCGTACCCGCTGGATTTGATAATTTAAAATCTTCCGGGGCCATGTGGGTCATTCCAAATTGGCTCGTTATTCCAAACTATACAAGAAAAATTTACGGACAAACACGCGCCGACCAAATCATTTCCGGGTATAGAATTAATGGAATTTCTGAAACCATCCCGGTAAACAAAATGATCGTTTGGGATGACACACCTGTTCGCGTAATGGAGGGGCAGGAGTATCAAGTCGAAGCACAAAGCAGACTTTATCCATTAGGTGATCAAATAACAAACTTCCAAACAGCCTACGCATCAAGAAAAACATTGCTTGAAAAAAGAGGAGCGCTGGGAGCTTGGGTTAATAACAACCCGATTGATGTCGGTAGTAGAAACCCACAGACACCAAAAGAGCGGGCAAAGATACTCGAAGAATTTGCAGAGACGTACGGAATAGACAGGGGAAAGTATCCCTTTGTGTTTACAACTTCGTCTTTAAAATGGGAACAGGCTGGGTATCCCACGAAGGAACTTATGTTGTTCGAAGAAGTCGCGGACGATGCTCAAGTGATCGCAGATGCCTTTAACGTCTCAATTTTTTTGCTTCCCTGGGCGGATCAAACAACATACACAAATCTCGAAAAGGCCGAAAAAAAATTATATACAAACGTAACAATACCTGACGCTAATGATTTAGCCCAGGTATTGTCATCGGCCTTTGGTCTGATTGACGAAGGTTCTTTTCTCAAGGTTTACTTCGATCATCTCGAGGTTTTTCAAAAGAACAAGAAAGAAGAGGCTGACGCTCTTAGTTCCCTCACATCCGCACTCGACAAGCCTTATGGAAAGAAAGTTATATCAAAACTTGAGTATAGAATATTATTGAGCAACTTCATGCCACAAGGGGCAGTATTTGATCCAGAAAAAATTAATGGTGATGAGTTTTACGATGGATCACCGACACAAACAATTGTAGCGCAATGAAAAACAAATTCGTTTTCCCAAAAGAAATATATTTCAAGAACTCGATTACGAAGATCGAGGATGTTGACGAAAAGGGTGTTGTGAAATTTTGGTTTTCGCGTAATGGAATACAAGACGGATACAAGCACGTTGGGAATCAAGGAATGTTTCAAAAATCCATCAACGAAAGAATAAGTCAGATCATGCACCACAAAAACCATGATACCAACATCATGCCTGGTGTTCTTACTGAATTACTCGATTTGCCCGAGGGCGGGTCTGCCACTTCTAAACTTATTTTATCAACAAGGGACGGCCTGGAGACTTATGAACAATACAAGGCAATGGCCGAGGCCGGTAAGTCTATGCCCCATTCCTATCATTTTGACTTTGTGAAACCAACGTTAAACGAAGCTATTGACGCTTTTATTAACGAAAAGGAATTACAGCTAAGGGAGGTTGTATTACTCGAAGTGTCAACGCTCACAAAAGACGCGTGTAATCCCCTTGCCGTCACACAGACGATTAAATCGCTCGAATTAATGTCACCAGAGGATTTGATCATCGAGGATGGATTTTACAAGGCCCTATTAAATTCAAAATTCGACAATGCAACTCTTGAGAATTTACAAAAAATAAAAGATAATATCGAGGCACTCATTGTAAAGAGCCGGGCAACCACTCGTCAGGCAATTGAGCCGCTATTCGGGTTAAAGTTTCTCACAAATTAAAACAAGCTAAAGATGAAAAAACTGATTTTAATTTCAACATTTCTGGTTTTCGTTTTCGCGGCTGCCTCGTTCGGGCAAATGCTTACGTATCAGATTGCTTTCGGAGCAAAGGGAGTGGACAGTCTTACGGGTGGCGCTCCGGCTGGTGGAACAGCGAAGTATTACTACTTCAACACGGATCAAACTATTGCTGCTGGACTAACAGTAACGGCCGCTAAGCCAATCTCTAATTACGAATTATACGCCATACAGGTCAATATCGCAGTTCCAACAAAGGCCGCAGACGTGGTCGATTCTACACAGATCACCTTCGAGGGATCCAACGACAAATCGAACTGGTTTAAGTGGAGCAATGCGGGTGCAACTACCCCCGCAACACAGACGCAATATCGCAATGGAGGCCCAAAGGTTTCTGGATCGGCGGTCTATACGTATCTCGTTTCAACCCGTGACATGGTTACAACGACTACAACGGCGGGGTCGTGTGCATTTCTTCCGGTTGATTGTATTTACAGATATTACAGAGTAAAAATAACTTCTTTCAAGGCATCTTCAAGCGCGTATGCAAGTATCTATGTAACGCTGAAAAAACTCTAATTATTCACCGAAAAACATTTAAGCAAAATGAAAAAGATATTCAAAAATAAGGTGGCAATATTCGCGCTCGCAGTGTTGGCGATTGTTGCGGCATTCGTTGTGTTTTCCAATCCGGTTATCGGCGGGGCGTTCTTGTGTACGTTCCCATTAATCGTAAAAGTTGGGAACAAGGATTTCACTGTAAAATCACAAGAGGAAAAAGATCAAATGGATCAACTCCTTTTACTTATGAATGCGATCACAGACAAGGCGATAAACGGCCTTATTACTGTTGAAGAAGCAACAAAAAAGATCGAGGAAAAGATTGCTGAAAAAGGATTTAAACTTGAAAACGATGTCAAGTTTAAAGAATACACCGAGGCGGTCATTAAGCAGGGGCTTGAGATTACTGCCCTGAAAGAAAAGGCTGGCGATCTTACAGGTAAATCTATTTATCAGCAGATTTCAGAGCAAATCACTGCTGACAAAGCAGGATGGGACGATTTCATCACAAAGAAGTCTCAAAAATTTAACTTTCAATTAAGTTTGAAAGCTGGGACAATGCGTCCATCGACCAACGCGGGGGCTGGCACAATTCCTTATCAATTTCAGCCTGGACTTACAGACATTGCGTCTCCCAAAGTTTTCCTAATGGATTTAATCGGGGTAAAACAAACATCCTCTCCGACAATTTATTGGACAAATAAGACAAACCGGGATGGAACCGTTGGTTTTATTGCCGATACTGGAACTCTTACACAGATCGACTTTGATTTGACTGCTGAAACTTCGACGGCTAAGAACGTGGGTGATTATATTAAAATCCACGAAAATATGCTGAACGATATTCCTTATATCACGTCTGAAATTCAAAAGGAGTTGATCTATCAAGTTGACGACATTTGCGACAAAGAGGTGTTGTCTGGATCTGGATTGACTGTTCATTTAAAGGGTATCACGGTGTGTGCCGCTACCGGATTTTCATTAACAACTCTTTCGTTCGTTCAGCCAAATA